GGCTCGTCGGCGATGCGCCCGAGAAAATGAAGGCCAAGGCCTACAAAGCGTGGCGCAGGGCGTTCCTCACGGGCCAGGACTTTGAACTGGAGCCGGCCGTCTACCGGGCGTGCGACATCCTGAAGCAGTTGTACCGCACCGCAAGCCCCGCCATTGACACTGTGGCCTATGACATCGATCGCGCCACCAAAGGCGCGCTGAAAGCGCCCAATACGCTGTTCGAGGCCGCCAAGTGCAAGATCTGGTACACGGGCGCAGAACTGCTGATCCAACTGCCCAGCGGTCGGCGGCTCACGTACTACAATCCGCAACTCCACGTGACGCGCACCACTGATCCGGTTACCGGCGGTGATCTACGCGTGAGCGAATCAATCTCCTACATGACGGCTCGAGGCAAGACATGGTTTCGCATCAAAGCATGGATGGGCGTTTTTCTCGAAAATATCGTGCAGGCGACGGCTGCGGATCTGCTACGCTCCGCGTTGGTTCGGGTGCACGACTACTGCAACACGGTGCCGGCCATCGCGGCGTATCTGGCGACGCTGCCCGAGGATGAACGCAGCGCCATCGCGCTCCATGTGCACGATGAAATCGTCTGCGATACCCCGGTCGGGTCGCTGACGCTGGCGAAGCTGATCGAGCTGATGTGCCAGAAAGATGACTGCTACGCTGGCTTGCCGTTGCACGCCGAGGGCTGGGTCAACCCGACTTATGGCAAGCGTGAAGCTCAAAAAGTACACTAAACCGTGGCGCCGCAACCGCCGACAGCGGTGCGATTGCCAAGGGTGGCACTTCCCGCACCGCTCGGGCAGTCGCGCCAGTGAGTGGTATATTGCGCATAACGGAGCCGCAGGATGTATGTACGAGAAACGGCCGTAGAGAGGTACTTTTGTGAATGCATTGGCGCGCTGCCTTCGCTCAGTTTGCAGACTAAATACGTGGCTCCTGGACGAAGGGGGGTACCTGATCGCATTGTTTGCTATCGGGGTCGCGTGTTCTTCGTTGAGCTTAAAGCCCCGCGCGGAAAACTTGCAATTGCCCAGCGGCGCGATCATGAGCTGCGCGCCCGTTGTGGAATCACCGTCTTTTGTCTGTACACCATCGAACAAGTCAACACTTTCATCTGGTCGCTGAGTTTGCTATGAGAATTCTGGTTTGTGGCGGACGCGATTTCAAGGATGCGGCATGGATGAATGAAGTACTCTACCCGCGCCGCGTATCCATGATCATCCATGGCGCAGCGCGAGGGGCTGATACGTTAGCAGGCCAGTGGGCGCGAAGATTCAACGTGCCGGAGAGATACTTCCCTGCGGATTGGGGGCTGCACGGCAAAGCCGCCGGCCCGATACGAAACAGCGCGATGTTGCGCGAGGGATTGCCGGACATCGTAATAGCGTTTCCCGGTGGCCGCGGTACGGCGGATATGGTGCGACAGGCGCAGCGTGCGCGGGTTGCAGTGCTCGATCTGCGCGACTGGGGATTACTGTGATTGAAGCCCGCGACTACATCCCCCGAGCCTACGGGCCGCCGGTGGTCGAGTTCATGTACAAAACGCCGAAGTGCGCGCTGTACGCGCCGCCCGGCTTTGGCAAAACGGCCATGGTGTACACGTTGCTCGACCACTTGCTGCTCGCCGGCAGCGGCTTTTTTCCGGCGCTCGTGATCGCGCCCAAAATGGTATGCGATCTGACTTGGCCGAAAGAGGTGCAGAAGTGGAAACAGTTCGCGCACATCCGCGTCTCCAAAGTCTTGGGCACCCCGGCCGAGCGCGCCGACGCTTTGATCCGCGAAGCCGATGTTTACGTCATCAACTTCGACAATCTGCCGTGGTTGGTCGAGCGCATGGGCGAGCACTGGCCGTTCAGGATCATCGTGATTGACGAATCGACACGCATCAAAGGTTTTCGGCTGAAGAAGGGCCGCAAGCGCGCGCACTTGCTCAGCACCGTAATCGAGAAAGCCGGGCGCGTGATCGAGCTATCGGGCACGCCTGCACCGAATGGATTGCGCGATCTATGGGGCCAGCTCTACTTCGTCGACAAAGGCGCACGCCTCGGGCACAGTTACGGGGCGTTCATGGATCGGTGGTTCACCGTGTCGCAATACGACAACTCGGTAAAGCCCCGGCCGCACGCGGAGAAGGAAATATACGCCGCCATTTCGGACATCACTTTGGCGTTGCGCCCCGAGGATTGGTTCGATATCGACGAACCGATCGAGATCCAGCGCGAAGTGACATTGCCGCCGGACGCCATGAAGCAATACGAGAAGATGGAGAAAGAGTTCTTCCTCGAGATCGGCGACTCTGAGATCGATGCGCTGAACGCAATGGCGCTGTCGCAGAAGTTGCTGCAGATCGCCAGCGGGTCGATGTACGACAACGAGAAGAACGTGCATTTGATCCACGAAGCCAAGCTCGACATGCTGGAGTCGATCATAGAAGAATCAGGCGGGGAGAGCATACTGGTGGCGTACCACTACCAGTTCGAGGTGGAGATGTTGCGCAAGCGGTTCCCCAACATCGTGATGTTCAAAGGCGTCAAAGAACAGGATGCGTGGAACCGGGGCGAGATTGCATTGATGGCGGCACACCCGATGTCGGCTGGGCACGGCATCGACCTGCAAGACGGCGGCCGAATTCTAGTGTTCTTGACTCAGACGTGGAACCTAGAGTACCGTTTGCAAATTATCGAGCGGATCGGCAGCGTTAGACAACTCCAATCCGGCAACCCACGGGCAGTGCTTATTTATGACATTATCGCGTCAGGGACGATTGACGAAGAAGTCCTGGCCGCCGCGGAAGGCAAACTGACCGTGCAGCAATCTCTAATGGCCGCTCGCGCTTTGCGCCAGTGAACTACTACAATGAGAATGACCCCAAGGCTGCAGCATGGCTGCGCGAGCTGATCACTTGGGGCCAGATCCCCGACGGAGATGTAGATGAGCGAAGCATCGAAGATGTTCCCGCTACTGACCTCGACGGATATACGCAGTGTCATTTCTTCGCTGGCATCGGAGGCTGGCCGCTCGCACTTCGACTTGCTGGATGGCCTGTCGATCGTCCAGTCTGGACCGGAAGCTGCCCCTGCCAGCCTTTCAGCGCGGCAGGCAAAGGCGCTGGGTTTGCTGACGAGCGGCACCTATGGCCCGCCTGGCATTGGCTCATTCGAGAGCGCCGACCTGACCGCATCTTTGGAGAACAGGTTGCAACCGCTTTGCAGTGGTGGGATCTGGTATCGGCAGACTTGGAAGCGGAAGATTACGCCTGCGCGGCGGCGATTATTGGCGCACACAGCGTCGGCGCCCCGCACATCCGACAGCGGCTCTACTGGATGGCCGACGCCACTGGTGAACGACGAGCTGGGCTCGACCCACTGCTACGGGAAGAAAACCACGTACGGCTCGCTGCGGCCGATCTTTCTGAAGTTGCCGGGAGCGGCGAAGCTCGCGAGCTGGCCGACGCCGACGACGCGGGATCACAAGGATGGGGCGAGCGATGGGACGGCACCGATCTCCAGTCTGCTTGGGCGTACGGTTTGGTTGACTGCCGAGACGGGAAGCGGAGGCCAATTGAACGCGCAATTAAGCAGATGGCTAATGGGGTATCCGAAAGTTTGGCACCTGTGTTACCTTCTATCATTGCCGCCCTCACGGAAGAAATAAATGTCGCGCCCGTGCAAGCCGACTACCGAAAAACGGTGCGCATACTGTGGGAAGCGCTTTTGGCGGACACGCAACGCTGCTGGGAGAATGGAAGATTTCACAGTGTTTGTGAAGCGCCAATTCTGCTCGCTTTCATGCGCCAACTCGCGGACCAAAGGTGGCACTTCGCGCAAAGCATTCCACGCTCAGGCGCGGAAGAAACGGAAGTCGCGCTGCGAATCTTGCGGGTACCGGCACCGTTTGCATGTGCATCATGTGGACGAGGATTGGCAGAACAATGCAGACAGCAACCTGCAGACCCTGTGCATTTTCTGTCATCAATTCTGGCACGCTACGCACAGGCGGCTTGGGGCGAAACCTTCACAGCAAATGCCGCCAATACTTTCCCTCTTGCTATCGGCGCCAAAGGCCGAGCTGGCGAACTTCGCGGCTATGGCAATGCGATCGTTCCGCAATGCGCCGCGGCGTTCATCAGTGCCGTAATGTAACGGAGATTTAACATGCAATTTCCCGACCTGATCAACGGTAGTTTTGAATTTCTAGGCGGCTTTGCGCTGTGGGATAACGTGAAGCGAATCCGCAAAGATAAGCAAGTGCGCGGCGTCAACTGGAAAGTGACGCTGTTTTTTACGTCATGGGGTTTCTGGAATTTATTCTACTACCCGCATTTGGGGCAGTGGCTTAGTTTTGCGGGTGGCGTCAATATCGTTGCTGCAAACGCTTTCTGGCTGTATTTCGCGGTTAAGTATCGGCGTGCATGAAGCCTGAATATCAGCAATATCTCGCACATGGCTTCGCCTTGTGTGATATCCCGCCCGGCACGAAAGGCCCGGCGGCCAAGAACTGGAACCTCAAAGGAGCCGCATTCCATGGACGAAACGGAGCCGGGCTGTGTCACGCATTCAGCGGAACATGCGCCCTCGACATTGACGACTATTCAAGAGCTTGTGGATGGTTCGCGGAGCGCGGTGTCGATCTCGCATCACTACTTGGAGTCCCCGAGCATGTCGGAATCAGTTCTGGCAAGGCGAACCGGGCCAAACTCCTTTTTCGTTTGGCGGGCCCCCTAGCCTCCCTGAGTTTGTGCCCCTATAAGGCCCCATCGAAAACTGATCCGACAAAGCAGGAAACTTTCCATGCGGTTGAGCTTCGTTGCGCAACAAAGGACGGAAAGTCGGTCCAAGACGTTCTGCCGCCGAGCGTTCACCCGGAAGTGCTTCGGCCATACGAATGGTCCTACGGCGACAACCTTGATGCGCATTGGTCAAACATCCCGCCAATACCGCCCGCTCTGGAGGCTTTGTGGCGCGAAGCTCTGGCGGTTGACGCGCCTGCGGCGCCTCTGCAAGCTGCCGCACCACAGACCGCGCGCTACGCAGCGATGCAAAGCTGGCTCAATACCCAAGACCCGGATTTGCCCTACGATGAATGGGTAAAGGTAGGCGCACGGATTCACCACGAAACGCAAGGCGCTGATGAGGGCCTGCGGATGTTCGACCTATGGTCGCAGCGAGGCAAGAAATATGGAACCACAAAAGACGGGCGAGCAGCCCAGATGCCCCGCGACAAGTGGAAATCCTACGATTCCACCAAGCCCAACGCCGCCACCTTCGGAGGCGCTTTGCGAGATCAGGTCGCAGCGCCTACAGATTTCGCTGTCGTCGAGCCGACTGAGCCCGGTGTCGATACCCGCGCACAGTCGGCGATGGTTGAGATACTCGAAAAGCGGTTAGTGTTGGTCCGCAGTCTGGATTCCTATTACGATCTGGACACTAGCGCAGCCATCTCCGACAAAGCTGTAAGGCACGTCTTCTGCCCCGATCTGCCGACGATCAAAAAGGAAGGCAAGGATGGGGAAATAAAATATGCGCGGCCCGATCCGATCAAGCACCTGCAGTATTCCAAAACTAAAGTGACGGTCGAAGGCGTTGGCATGCATCCCGGTGCGCCGCGCATCTACACAGACTCTGGTACCCGGTACGTGAACAGCTACGTGCCGCAGCACCCGCAGCTACTGCAGCCCAACGCGCAGGAGAAGGAAGTCCTGGCTTTCCTGTGGTCGCGCATCGCCGATCCGCTGATATCCTCGTGGCTCGCCAAGTTCTTCGGCCACATGGTCCAAAAGCCGGGGGTCAAGATCCGCGCCGCGCCGCTGCTGATCAGCGCCGAGACCGGCACTGGCAAGAATACGATCATGCGGGTGATGCCCGAGATACTGTTCGGCGCCAAGTACGTGCGCACCATGTCAGGGGATGTGCTCGGCGGCCAGTTCAACGGCCCGCTGGGCAGCACCTGGTGGTTGTACCTTGAGGAGCTGCAGGCCGGCACGAATAAAGCCGATCGCACGCGGGTAACGAATAAGCTCAAAGGGTGGATCACCGACGACGCATTGGAGATCCACATGAAGGGGAAAGAACCCTTCGAGATCCGCAATCGCGTGCAGCCGGGCGCCACGTCGAATTTCGACAATGCTTTGGCATTGGACAACAATGACAGGCGATGGGCCATCAGCGAAATGCTCGACAAGCCCCTCACGCCGCAGGAATCCGCTGACATCTACGACTTCCTCCTAAGCCCGCGCGCGCCCGGCGTACTGCGGCAGGTGTTCCTGAACACCGATATCGCAGGGTTCGACCCCTCGGCCCGTGCTCCGGAATCGGGTGCAAAGCGCACCATGATCAGCGCGAGTCTGGGGGCATGGGAGTCCCAGTTGATCGACCTCATGGTGAATCGCGCGGCGCCCTTTGACCGCGACCTTTTTACCTTGCAGGACGTGCTCGCATCGCTCCCCAATAGCAGCGTCAGCAGCGTCGGCCAGTTGGGGCGCCTGTTGCGCCAGAAGCCCTTCAGGTGCGCCCCGGTGCGCAAGGCCATGCGGGAGAAGCGCTACTGGGCCTGGATCAACATCGCCTTGTGGGAAGCCCGTACAGAGGGCGAGCGGGCGGAGCACGTGGCTTCCGGGCGCTACCCGTTCGGCACTTCGGGATGGGCAAACAAGATCCCCCGCACACTATTGGCAATGTCCCCCGAGTGTGGTGTAGACTCTGACGCTGAGCCGGACAATTCTGACTTACTGTAGGACGTTCAAATGGGCAACATGATTGCAGATGACCCCGCCGACGCTGTGACGACGCACCCCGCCGTGGGCAATATGCCAGCGCAGCGCGACGACAAGCGCGGGCTGTTGCACATGCTGCACGATGAGATCGGCAAGGCCATCGGCGTCGGTCAGGCCAAGGATGTCCCGGTCGGAGTGGTCGGCTCCAGCGGCAAGGCACAAGGCCTCATGGATGCGGTCGATGAAGCCGTCAGCGGCGCCAAGAACGCGAATCCGGACAACCCGTGACCGATCAGCGACTGCTGTCCGACGTGAAGGGCGCCGAAGGGTGCCGTCTCACGGCCTACAAGGATACCAACGGCTTCTGGACCGTAGCGTACGGGCATAAGCTGGAGACCGGGATCGACTGGGAAGGCTACACGGTCACCCAAGACACGGCCGATCAGTTGCTCGCCATGGATCTTGACGCCGCCGATGAGCAGGCCCAAGCACTTCCCGAGGTGGCGGGGCTCAACGGATGCCGCACGAATGCCGTGGTCGAGTTGGTCTACAACATGGGCTACGGGACCTGGCTGACCTTCGAGCGCTGCCGCAAGGCACTCCATGACAGCCTATGGGAGCTTGCCAGCTCTGAGTTGCTCAGCAGCAAGTGGGCGGCGGAAGTCGGCCATACGCGCTCGGGGCGCCTTGCAGGGTACCTTCTGACGGGAACATATGGATAAGCTCAAACTGTTCTGGACCGAAGCCAAAGGCAAGGTGACAACCTACGTTGGCTTGCTGATCGCATCCAGCGCCGAGATCCGCGACAACTGGTCCGGAGTCTCTGATTTCGTCAAGGGCCACCCGCGCGCCGAGTGGGCCGCCAACCACGTATTTGTGCTGCTCGGGCTGCTGGTGATCTGGGCGCGAGTTCGGAGGGCTTTGAAATCATGAGCGCACTACTGGCCAGCATCGGACTCAAGGATTACTGCTATGCAGCGCTGATCGCCGCGCTGCTCGGCGGCTTCGCTTTGTACACGCACCACGAGCGGGTGATCGGTGCCGATGAGGCGCTCGCCCCGGTCGCGGTGCTCGCGCAGAAGGCTCAACTTCAGGTGGCCGTCAGCACGGCCGTCGCTCAATCAACGGAGAAAGACAATGCCCAAGCATATGTGGCGGCTGTTGCCGCTCCTGGCCCCGCTGCTCTTGGCATCGTGTGCCACAGTGCAGCCGGTAGCAGTGAAGTGCCCCAAGCCGACACCGGAGGCACAGCCGCAACTGGTCAGCCAACCGTCGACGCTGGAATCGCGCTTGCGTACGATCCTTCAGGGCCAGCCCTCCAGCTCGCCCGCGACGCCGACGCCCAGATAACCTACCTTCAGGCGCGCGTGCACGAGCTTGAGACCCAGATGGCGGCCAGCCCGTGAAGCAAAGCCAGCGGTTCATCCCGTCCGTTCCGCATCGCCAGTCTGAGCAGTGCATCCGCGTCGATCTGCGCCGGATGCTCACCGAGCAACTGGCTGCCGCGAATAAGAGACTACAAGACGGCCCTACCCCTTCCAAGGAGCTACCTTGACTATCGCAGGCGTATCCATTGAGGAACTTATCGCGGCCCGCGCCGAAGGCTTAAGCTGGCCGGAGATGACGGTTCGGTTCGGCGTTGGTGAGCGCAACATGCGCAAGCGGGTGCAGCACTACCATATGACGCGCCCGGTACCCCCCGCTGCCGCTGATGTGCCTGACGGCTTCGAGATATCCAACATCAGCACCACGCGCAACAAGCACGGCAACGTGATCAATCAGTCGGTTCAGTCAAAACCCGAAAGTCTTGACGATAGCGAACTGGTGCCCGCTGGCCACTTGGTTAAAGGCTACTCCACGCTGACCGACGCACGAGGGCGAATCACCGCCCGCTGGACCAAGACACGTCTCGATGAGAAGCAGTGGCTGGAGATGGTGAATGGCGCCTGCGAAGCCGCCGCGTCCCGTATCAAGCCTTTGAAGCGCATCGCCGCCCCCGCAACGCGCAGCCTGATGCAGCAGCTCGCCGTGCTGTACACCATGACCGACTGCCACGTCGGTATGCTGGCGTGGGGCCGCGAAACAGGCGCTCCGTGGGACCTGAGCATAGCGGAGACGTGCCTGACAAGTACGCTGTTTGAGATGATCGATGCTGCGCCCGCCGCAGAAGTCGGCATCCTGAACCAGCTCGGGGACTTTTTGCACTTTGACAGCTTGAAGTCGATCACGCCTGAGCACGGCCATTTACTCGATGCGGATGGCCGCTATCAGAAGGTGGTGGAGATCGCGGTGCGCATTCTGCGCCAAGTGATCACACGGATGCTCACCAAGCACGGTCGCGTCAGGGTGTATATGCACGAAGGTAATCACGATCCGGCAGGCTCAGTTTGGCTGCGCGTGATGTTTGCCCAGTTGTTCAGCGGCAACCCGCGCGTGACAGTGGAGCGCTCCCCGCTCCCGTACGTCGTCTATCAACACGGCAAAACGCTCCTGGCGTTTCACCATGGACACCTGGCGAAGAAAGAGCAGCTTCCGCTGCTATTCGCCGCGAAGTACCCCGCCGAATGGGGTGCAACGGCGAAGCGCTACGTGCACACCGGCCACATGCACCACTCGGATGAGAAAGAGCATCCGGGCATGAAGGTCATTCAACACCCGACGCTCGCGGCGCCCGATGCATACGCAGCGCGCGGCGGCTGGCTATCCGAACGCCAAGTAATGTACATTACGTACCACAAAGAGCGCGGAGAGATCGCTCGCGGCACATTCCTGCCCGCAGAATAAACTAATGATCGGGCGCAAAGATCCCGGCGCGGCGTTCCACGGTACCGATACGAAGCCGTTTTATACCGTCGTGATCGGCGGCAACAAGTCAAACGAGTGGGGTTTCTACCCGGAGCCCGGCGAGTTCGTTCACCACAAGGATTTCCTCAATGCCGACCAATGATGTATCTGCAACTCTCGCTGAGCGAGGATCGCGCTACGGCGAATTCGCCCAGCACGCGCTGTACACGCAGGATCTGAAGCGCGCCATGCAGCGCGTCCCGTCGAACTGGCGCAAGCTATCCGACGACAAGAAAGAAGCACTCGAGATGGTGGTACACAAGATCGGCCGCATCCTCAACGGGGATCCGGAGTACATCGACTCCTGGCACGATATCATCGGCTACGTGCGGCTCGTAGAGAAAAACTTAGAGATGGCACAAACTACGAAAGCCGCAAATCCTATTGGCCGCAAGTCGGTGCTGGACAGACCGATCGAGCATTTCTGCGATGTCACCGGCTCAATGGAGCCTGGCTACGTGGTCGAGTGCCGGCATTGCAGTAGCGGAGCTACAAACGTACGTTGAGGATGGTCTGCAGGATCTCGGTATGGTTCGCCGCCATCTGATCGGACACTTCCTGCAGCCGCGTCTCAACTCGCACCAATTCGTCCGGCTTCACGCGCTCGATCTCCAGCGCGTGAAGCCGATCGGCGTGCGCACGCGCGACCTCGCGATCATTGTCAATGTGTCGTTTCCCGACCCATATAACGACCGCCATCGCGGCCTCAACGGCTTTATCGGCGATGGCGTATGGATCGAGTGTCACGGGGCGCCCTTCTTCGCTTTCGGTTCAGGCGCCCACTGCAGCGTCTTGCCTGCCGCGAGACCTTGACCG